ATGAATGAACGCGGCATATTGTTCAGTGCGCCGATGGTGCACGCACTGCTGGCCGGTACGAAGACCCAGACACGGCGCGCGGTGAAAGGGCGGGAGGGCAGCGTCCTCACGGACTCGCGTAGTCCCTACGGTCGGCCCGGCGACCGGCTGTGGGTGCGCGAGAGCTTCTTCGCGTGGGGCCGCTGGGGCAGGCACTTTAACGAGAAGAAGCAACGCGACGAGTGGCGCTTCGCCGACATGACCCGGGAATGCAGCCATGCATACCAGTACGCGGCGGACGATCCGGACCTGCCGGTGGAAAAGGGGCGCTCCGCGACGCCGGGCTGGTACGCGCGTCCGGCACTGTTCATGCCGCGCGTGGCGAGCCGTATCCTGCTGGAAGTCGTGTCCGTGCGGGTCGAGCGCTTGCAGACGATCAGTGAGCACGATGCGGTCGCTGAAGGCATCGAGCGTAGCGGCGGCAACCCGGTCGACAGCTACCGCTCGCTGTGGGAACAGATCAACGGTACGGGCAGCTGGGACGACAATCCGTGGATATGGGTTGTCGAGTTCAGGCGAGTGGAAGCGTGAACGAACGCCAGAAACGACAAAGGGTTGCAGCGACTACGCTTGCAACCCTTTGCTTTTACTGCTGAATTCTTGGGGTGGCTGATGGGACTCGAACCCACGACAACAGGAATCACAATCCGCTGCCCAAAAGCACGTAAGTAGCTGATTTTTCTACCTACCCGGATGAATTCTTTGGAAGATAGGCCCCATTGAAACCCGCATTAATCCTTGGCCAGTTCAGGCATCTTCCAAAGAAATTGACCCAGCCATCACCGCATACTTTACATTTCAGAGCGGTTCGTGTCACCAGCCTGCACAGCGGCAGGCGCTGGTGCAAGCGCTGTCGGCGGCACGATGATGAGCTGGCCGTCGACCACGCGCGCTACCAGATCCGGCTCGCGTCCTGGCTCGATGACGTGCAGGTCCATCACGGCACCATGCCTTCGTCTTTGAGCACCGCCTGGCAGGCGCGGCCCGTGGCCAGGTCTTCCTCGACGGCCAACTTCAGCGCGACAAGATCTCGCTCAACGTCTCGTCGAACCAGCCGGCCGGGTGAATCGGCGCTGTCGCTGCCGGCGGTGCTTTCCGCTTCGGTGGTGGCGGCAGGTCGGTCACCGCATAGCGCGGAGCCGACGTACACGCGGCGAGTAACAATGCGCTCGCGAACAGGCTGAATCTCTTCATGTTTTTTCTCCGTGATGGTTGCATTGCTGACGGCCTGGTGCGTGGCCGTGGCGGCGTTCTCGCGCGTGCGCTTCAGCACGGCCGCGGCGTCGGTCTGTGCGCGCTCCTCGATTGCGGCAGCGCGGCCAGCGTTGTATCGGTGGGCGCCGTACGCGCGCACGCCCAACGTGCCTACGGCAAGCAGCACGACGGCCGCCACCACGCTGACCAGTAGGCGTTCGAGCGCCGTCATGGCGCCACCGCCGGGACGTCGTACTGCTGGAGGTTCCGGCAGCGGATGATGGCGATCAGCGAGTCGGCGTAGCCGGGGTCTGTCGCATAGCCGGCAGCAGCCACTGCGCGGGCCCAACCGGGGCCAGTCGTCTCGCGGAAGCACTTTGCGTAGCGCGGGTTGCGGAAGAAGAACTGCGCGCGGTCCTGCAGGCAGTCGGCCCAACTGCTGTAGGCGCGGAATTTGTCGGTGATGGCGATGCGCTGGCCGTTGACGACCTCGTGCGTCGGCACGTCGACGGTCAGGCCCGTCCAGGACTTGTCGGCCTTGATCCCGAACAGGTTGTTGCCGCGCACGCGTGAACCCCAGCCAGATTCCAGCGCCGCCTGCGCGATCGTGAAGCTGACCGGGATGCCGGCCGTCCGCTGGCAGACGCGCGCGCCCGGCAGGATGTTGTCGATGAATTCGGCGGGTGTCATGGCAGCGCGTCCTTCACGGCTTTCACAGCCTGGGCTCCGTCGGCAACGATCTCGGTAATGTCCGCGTCGCGCTTCTTGTCGATGTACAGGAACAGCGCGCGAATGATCAGCCAAGCCGGCAGGCCGCACGCGAACGCGATGCCGAACATGCCGACCAGGCCGAACACGTCGTTCGCCCAACGCTGCAGGCCGAGCCAACTGATCAGGCAGGCTCCGCCGCCGATCGAGCCGACGAGCGTGCAGATCAGCGAGGCGTGCCATTCCTGATTGGTTTTGGGCTTCGTCATGGACATGACGATGTATGCGGCCAGACCGGCGCCAATGCCGGTGCCGGCCAGGCCGCCGAGGATCTTCCAGCCTGCGACGCCGGCTGCGCCGGTCGAGAGAGGTTCACTCATTTGATTTGCTTTCATGGGGAAAAGGAAAGGCCACCGCTCGGGTGGCCTATAATTGTTGGAAACACAAGGAGAACTACATGCACTTCGATCCGATCCAGCTGGGCTCCGTGATCGCGATGCTCATCGTCGGCTGGTGGAACTCGCGCGGGAAGTGATCAGCGGTTTCGACCATCCTGTTCGAGCATGAACGCGGCCGGGCCGAGCGCCACCCCGGGGGCCAGCAGCGGCGCGCGCGGCACCGGCATCGCGATGTTCGCCGGGACGTTCAACGCCTGCCCGGCCTTCATGCCAATCACGATGTTCTGGACGGCCGGCTGCACGGATGGGCCCAACACGGGCACTTTCGACAGCAACGAGCTGTTCGCGATCCGATCCAACCACATCGCGCCCGCAGTGCTGGCCGTATTCGAGTTGTTCACGGCCGAGCCTACCGGCTGGAACTGCTCATAGCTGGCCACGCGCCCGATTGCCTTCATCTGGTGGACCTCGTCAGGGCTGAAGAACAGGTTCAGCTTGCGCTCGCCGATCGCATTCAGGGCCTTGTTGTAATTCGACTGGCTGAAGTTCCCAACCTCGTCGGCCGCGCCGCCCAGCGCTTTTTGTTTCAGGTAGCCGGCGATCTGCTGGCGAACCGCGTCCATCGCTTCGGGGCTGCCCGCGATCTGGTTCTTCAACTGGGCCACGCTCATCACGCTCGCACCGTTGCCACTGCCGACGATGAATTGCTGGACGAACTTATCCGGCTCGACGCCGTCGCGCACGGCCTGCAGGGCGGGCGTGCGCTCGACCGTCTGCATCCAGTTTCGATTCGCGGCGCGCGCGCGGCTGAAGGCGTCCAGCGCTTCCTGGCCAATGCTTGCCACCGGTGCTGCATTGGCCAGACCGCCGGACACCGTCATCTGGTTGCCGCCGAAGATCGGCGACGGCCCGTGCTCGCCCAGCAGCGGCGTTTCGTCCAGCGCTTGGCGCACGAGGCCCAGGGCCGTGCGCACGTTGCCGTCGCTGCTGTTGCGCTGCAGCCTGCCGATGCCGGTCTTGAACTGCTCGGCAATGTCGACGTTCAGCGGGATCTGGCCGCTGGCGAAGCCGTTCAGTTTGTTGCGGATGTCCGGCGTCAGGAAGCTTTCGACGTTCGCCTCGTTCAGCAGATCACCCGCGCGCTGGGTGAATGCGTACGGATCGAGCGGCGCCGCGCGGCCTGCAGAATCGCGCGCCTGCCCGTAGAGGCCGCTGATCTGGGCCTGTGCCTGCGCGTTGCGTTCGGCAAGGGCGCCCATGATCGTCTGCGCGCCACCGATCGGATCAGCGGCGGCACGAGCGCCAAGGTCGTTCAGCCCGTTGATCAGCGCGCGGTTGTTCGCGTTCTCCATCTGGCCCAGCTGCTGCGCAAGCGGGTCCTTGCTGTTGATGCCCAGCTTGGCCAGATTCTTCTGCTGCGAGACGATGGCCGGGTCCAGTGTCAGGCCGGCCGCCGTCGGCGTCGCTCCGGTCAGCCGGTAGTCGGCGAGGCGTTGGATTGCCTCGGGCGACAGCAGGCCGCCCGTCTTGTACGCGGCCGTGACGTCGTTCCTGATGCCGTTTGCCACGTTCGCAGGCAGATCGCCCAGCGTGATGCCGGATTCCTTCAGCGCGTTGTTGATCGTGACGTCGATCTGTTGCGGCGCAGACGCGCGAGGCGCGAGAGCGCGGCCGGCTGCCGCAACGCCGCGCTGTGCGGCTGCCATGCCCAGCGGCGCGGCCAGGCCACCGGCGATCGAGGCGACCAGCTGGGCGCCATCGTTGCCGCCGGTCTCGCGCGCGTACCCGCCGGCGAGACCGGAGCCGGCCGCGGAGACAAGCTGCTGCCCTGGATTGGATGCGAGCATGCGGCCGACGCCTTGCGTGACGCCGGATGCGCCCTTCGCTAGCGCCGCGCCAGCGCCGAGCGGCACGACGCCGCCGGCTACCGTGCGCGCGGCGTCGCCGACAATCCGCTCCTGCGCGGTCTGCGGCTGCGGCAGGCCAAGCGCATTCGCGAGCACCTGACCGCTGCCCGGCTTCGAGTTGACGCCCACCGCGTTGAGCGCGACGCGGAACGGCGTGGCCAGGGTGTCGAGCATGCCGCCGACGCCCTCCAGGCCGTAACGCGCGGTCAGGCCCAGCTGGCGGGGCACGTCCGCGATCGCGTCGTTCAACTGCTGGCCGAACGGCTTGGCTTTCGGTGCGTCGTCCGGCAGCAGGGTGTACGTGCCCTTGGCGGGCGCACCGTTTTCGTCGATGAGGGTGTATCCCATGCCTTACTCCTTTACCCACTTGCTGCCGTCGGAACGGTAGGTTGTCCCGTTGTCGGCGCGCATGCGCCTTCCGGTGAACTGCGCGGCCGGCGGCAACATGTCGAACTTCTGCGGTGCGGCCGGTGCGTGCGGCGCCGTCGCCGCCGCCGGCGCGTGATCCGGCTGGTACGTGCGCGGATCCGCCTGGCTGGCGAATTGCTGCTGGGCGCCGTAGTAGCCTTGCACGTCGTTGTTCATCTTGAAAGGCAGTAGCTGCTGGTACATTCCCTGGCGCATCTTCACCTGGCCGATCACCTCGTCGGCTGCTTTGATGATGGCGTCCGTCTGCATGTGGCTGTTCGGGTTCGCGGCTTGGGCGAGCGCCTGAAGCGCATCCGACCCGCCGCCGCTCGCGCCGAGGCGCATGTTGATCGCCAACATGTTCGCGTTCTTGTTCAGCAGGTCGGTCGCCGAGGCCAGGTCTTTCGCCGGCTGCATGCCGCCCATGGTCAGCAGGCCGTTCACGTACGCCAGTTTGTCGGCACTCGTGCCGGTGATCGCCTTCGGCGCCAGCTTCTTGATGTTGTCCAGAATGGCCAGCGTGACCGGTGCGTTCTTGTTGGCGGCGTACAGGTCGGCGAAGTCGTTGTTCATCGTCTCGACGTTGCCGGTGATGGACTTTTCGACGCCCGGGGCCAAGCTGGGCGTGACGCGCTGCGCCTGGGCCTGCTGGTATGCCGCCAGCGCGGCCTGTGCGTCCTTGTTGCCGGCGGCGGCGCTCTTCTCCAGCAGCTTGAGCGTGCCGGCCGAGATCGTGCCGCCGGTCCAGGACGCACCGGACGCTGCAGCGAGCTTGTTCGTGAACACGGGGTTCCCGCTCGCGTCGAAGCCTGCCATCGGCTCGGCCTGGTTCTTGCCGGCCTGATCGGCGTACGCATTAATCTGCTCGACGCCCGCGGCGCCCTGCAGCGGCGTCACGCCGGTAACGCGGCCGTTTTCGATGGTGGGCACGGCATTCTTCGGGATGATCGGCGCCATCGCGGCGATCGTGCCGTCCGGGTTGTACATCGGCGCGCCCGCGCGACCCGCCACGAGCGGGACGTGGTTCTGCTTGAAGACCTGCTGCTGCATGACCTGGCGGCCCAAGTCCGAATTCGGATCGATGCCGGCCTGGATGAGCAGCTTCGTGAAGTCCGTCGGTTTGCTACGGTCGTTCATCCATTCGCCGATATGCTCACCGTTCTTGAATGCGAGATCTGCGGCGATCGCGGCCGCAGGTACGCCGCCGAAGCCGGGCGTGCCACTCGATGCCGATGGCGCCGCGCCGGCAGCGCCCGACGGCACGGACGCAACGCTCATCCCTGGCGCGGCTGCGCCGGCCATCGCGGACGGCTGCCCACGGCCGAGCGCGTCCGCAAGAAAGTCGTTGATCAGGTTGTTCTTCCGGGTCGCCTGCGCAACCTGCTGCTGGAGCATCGCCATCTGCATCTGCTCCTTTTGCTGGTCCAGCGCCTGTTGCTTACCGGCCTGGTATCCGGTCAGGCCGCTGGCCGCCACCTGGCCCAGGCTGTGCGGCATGATCGACGGGCCCGACGCATTGAGCAGCCCTGCGGCCGCAGCCAGCAGACCCTGTCGCTGGACAGGATCGTCGCTGTTGAAGAGGTCAAGAAGTCCTGCCATGGTTGATCCTTAAATCGAGGAGAGGAACGGCAGCGACGGAACCTGCATCGAGGTAGCCGGCGTGTACCCGCCGATCGAACTCGGCGTGTTGTAGAGCGAGCTGGAGCCGCCTGACAGGCTGCCCAGCAGGCCGCTCATCTGACCGCCGAGCATTGCGCCGCCCAGCATGTTGCCAGCGGTGTTCTGGTACAGCGGCTGCGAGACGTTCCCGGTCGTGTTGTTCGTCGTGTTCGTCGTCGCCCCGGCCCCCATGAACGGCGCCAGGATGCCCGCCGTAGCCCCGAGCCGCGTCAGGTCGCTGTTCGCGTAGTTACCCGCGCTGTTGATGAGCCCTTGCTGGAGTCCGACGCCGGCAATCTTGTTCGAGCTGTTCAGGGCGTTCGTGTTCAGCAGCGAATTGACGTTCGTGTTGTCCGCCGCTTGGCGTGCGGCTGCGTCAGCCGCGGCTGTCGCGTACTGCTGCGCGCTCAAGCCCTGCGCCGCCGAGAGGGCGCGGTTCTGGCCCATCTGGTAGTCATTGGCGAGCTGCCCGGTGGTGTTCGCGCTATTCGCCAGCCCGAGCTGGGTGTTCGCGTTCGTCAGCTGGTTCGTGTAGTCCGACAGCGCGTTGCCCTCCGCGATGCCTTGGCGGCTGCCGCCATACTGGCCGGCGAGCACCGAATTGCTGCGCAGGCTCGGCAAGACGTTGCGCATCAGATTGTTCGTCAGGTCCGTCTGGTTCTTCTGGAACTGCGCGCCGGTCAACTGCGTGCCGTAGCTCAACGAGTCGCGCAGCGCCTGGTTGTTGCCGCCGCTGAGCAGGCTGTTGAACGTCGGCGTCAGGTCGATGTTGTTCTGACTCGGCGCGTCGATCTGTGCGGCACCAATCGTCGGAAACTGGTACGGGTTCTTCAGCAGGCTGGTCGTGCCGCCCAGCGCGTCGTACAGCATCGTCTGCGCGTTCGCGTTATTGAAGTCCTTTCCGACATCGGACAGCAGGTTGTGCTGTCCCATCGAGTTGGCCAGACCGCCCAGCACGCCGCCGCTGCCGTTCAACCCGATCATCTGGGCAATCGCCGGGTTCAGCGTCGTGCTGGTGGTTCCGGTCTGGGTGCCGCTCTGGTTCGTGGTCAGATTGCTCGGCTGGCTTTTGCCGCCGAGCAGGCCGCCAACCGCACCACCAATGGCGCCGCCGACGGGCCCGCCGAAGATCGTGCCCGCGATGGGTGCCGCGATGCTCGCAATGCTACTGAGAAGTCCCATGTAAATCTCCTACCGCCTCACGGCGTATGAGTAAAAAATGTCAGCCCAGAAATTTCCAGGCAGTTCCGTCGTATCGGTAAAGACCGGCGCCGTCGCCGGGGTCCCACTGCGTACCGTCGGCATTGCGCAGCATTCCGGCGCGCGGTTTCGCAGGCGGCGCGTAGACGACTGGCGCGAACCCGTCGGCTACGGCGTCGATCGCGGTCTTCAGTCGCGTCAGCTCCTCGCGCAGGAAGCGCTGGAGCTGCGCCGGGTCCGCCGGCGGCTCGCCGGGCTGATAGCTGTTGCTGTTGCTGTTCGTCGGTCGCATCAGAATTCCCCTGCGTCCGAAACTTCGATGCTGAAGCCGTCGAGGCGCCAGCTGTACGCCGTGCCGGTCTCGAAGCGAATCGCGAGGTACCGGCCCGACACGAAGCGGTCGACCTTGATCGTGCTGCCGATCGTGAACGGGTCAGCATCTGCCCACGTCGGTTCGCCGTCCGGGGTGTCCGACCAGCCTAGTCGCACCATCACCGTGCCGCCGCGGTTCCCGCTGATGCGGGGGCGCACGCACGAAATCTCCTTGATGCGCTCGGGCGCGTCGAAGTGCAGCGCGCGGCGCTCGATCCAGGCGTCCGGCAACTCGCCGTCGAAGCTGGCAGAGGCGTCGAGCAGGAACAGCTTGACGTCGGCGCTGCCCATCATGACGCGCGCCGTATCCGGCGTGTAATCCGGGCCGTTCCACGCAGTCAGGTCCGTGTCCCACGGCGCGCTGTCCTGGTTCCAGTTGCCGGCCAGCGAGTTGTCGACCGGGCCGTATGCCGCGTGCGTGATGTTCGGCAGCGTACGGAAGGACACCGTGCCGTCGACGTAGTTGTAGACCAGCGCCGTGTCGCACCAGGTGGCGCCGATGCTCGGGTAGGCAACGAGGATCTCGTTCAGGAACGGGTTCTTGAAGACGAAGACCTTGCCCTTGTTCGTGACGTCGATGTTCTGGAAGAAGAACCGGCGCGCCTTCTTGTCGAGCACGGAGGCGGCAGAAAAACCGTCGTGGATCACGATGTCGCTGCCCGTGACGACGAAATGCATGTTCTGCATGCCGCTGTCGAAGTCGACGGCGCAATTCATGTTCAGCAGCCCGCTCATGCCCGAGACCTTGCGCGGCTTCAGGATAAACACGCCGCCGATGTAGTCGATCGCCCAGGTAGAGGATTCCTTGTACACGACAAAGCTGTCCTTCAGGCCTAGACCGTCGACGAGCGGGTCCTGGCCCTCGGCTAGGTCAAATTCGCCCGCGTCCTGCGTCGCGTCGGCCTCGTTCCACGTCGACGGCAGCGCGCCAGCGACGGCCAGATTCGACCACTTCACCATGTAGGGGTAGAGCGTACCGGCCTTGGTCACGCCGAGCGCGATCAGCATGTTCTTGTACTGGCGGATCACCTTGCACGACACGCCTGCCGGCCACGCAGGCAGGTCGGCAAATTTGTGCGTCAGGTTCTGGTCCCAGTACATCGGCGGCTTGCCGTCGCCAGCGTTCAGGACAGGCACGCCGCCGAACACGCACCCGGACCAGGCGTTGACCGTGCCCGCACGTGGCGTGACGTGCGTGATGTCGGTGTGCACTGACGATCCGGACGCGTTCGAGACGGCGAACACGTGCGCGGCCGTCGCATACAGCCAGTACCGCAGGCCGCCGACGTTCGCCTGCAGCAGGTACTGCGGCGCTTCACTCGGGCTGTTGTACACCTGGCCGTGGCCGAGGAACTGCAGCGCGGCGCCGTCGAGGAATCGGACGTTACTGGCGTCCGACCAGGCGCCCGGCGGGAGCTCGGACGCGGCGACGTCTTTGATGACGCCGATCGCCCCGGGCTTGTCGAACGGGATGGGTTTCATTTCCCCTCACTGGAAGTAGGTGATCTTCACCGAGCCACCGGCTGGCACGACTATGTTGTAGCTCGCGCCTGGTGTGATCGGAATGTCGGAGAACGTGGTCGTCGGCGGCGTTACGTTTCCCGTGCTACCCGGAAGTGTTTTGCCGAACGCCGTGGCCGGAGCCCCTGTCGTTGGCGGGATCGACGTGTTCTCGTAGTGGTAGCAAACCTGGCTGGCAAAATAGGTTGGGTTCTCCTCGAACGAATAGTTCGTCGCGGCGTCGCAATAATCATTCGGCATTGGCCCTGTGCCCGAGCTGGTCCCGTTGTCGAGAACAAGATTTGGCCCACCATCGCGTCTGAAATAGGTTGTGGTGATATGTTTCAGCCAGCTCGAGGTTCCGTCCACCCCGCGCGCGCCATTCCCGCGGAGGTCAGTACGACTGGTTGTAAACGGCGCGGTCCATGAGGCGTTCGCATTGAATGTTTGCGTGACTTGCTGCCGGCGCCGGCCGCAGATCACGGCCTGCACGGCCGGGTTCATGCTGCCTTCCCGTAGATCGTGCCGTCCCCGTACGAGAAGAGCGCGAAGAAGCCTTCGCCGCTGGCCGGGAACGTGATCCCCGACGCGCCGAAGTTCGTCGTCGTCGTGCCGTCGCTTTTCACCCACGTGATCCCCGTCGACGTCAGCGCGTAGGCGCCGAGGTTGTATCCGCGCACCAGCACCGAGGCGAACCGGCCGGCAGGGAACCCGGAAGCGGAGAGGCTGAAGGCGCCAGTGGCCGTGATGGTCTGGCCCTCGCCGTCGGCGTAATTCACCACCTGGGGCGTGGTGCCGCTGTTTCCCTTGTCCTTGATCGGCGCCCCGCGGCCGTCGAGGCTGATCCACTGGCCCGCGGCGCCGTCCGTGCTGAACACCTTGCCGGCGTTCGCCGGGTTGTTCACGCCCGGCAGCGTGCCGCTGATCACCAGCTGGTCGACGTAGTTCTGGGTGACGTTGTCCAGCCGGAACGCGGTGCCGTCGTAGAAGGCGGAATAGAAGCGCCCCGCGGTCAGGTCGCCCGCGATCAGCGGCAAGCCGGCCACCGACAGGATGGGCTTCGCGCCCAGGGCTGAGATGTTCAGCGTCGACGCGCCGGTGTTGTTCGCGGTCGGAATGAAAACGGCGAGCATGCGCGCCACGTAGCCGGGCAGCGGGTCTGCCGGCGTCAGCGTGTAGGCGTTCGCAGCGCCGCCATCGACGCCAGTGGCGATGACCGCGCCGGCAAAGCCCGGGAAGCTGTTCTGCAACGCGATCTTGATGTTGCGCAGATGGTCATCGCCCTGGCTCTTCGGCTCCGATCCTGTCGGGAAAGCCGGGTTCAGGTCACCGATGTAGGTGACGGATTCAACTGCCATGGTTTGTCCTTACGGAGTGTAGGAATCGGACCGCACGACCATCGGGCCGGCGGCCTTCCAGTCGGTCGAATTGAGGGCGGATGCCGCGGCGGCAAACTTGCCTTCCCACGTCGCCAACTTCTCGACGTTGCCGATGTAGATCAGCGCCTCGCACATCGTCGCGGCCAGGTAGATCTCAGCGTGCTGCTCGATGAGCCAGTTCGTGCCTGCGTTGTCGGCGAGCGCAGGAACGCCGGCCCGGTACGTGCACTTGATGCTGTACACGTCATCAGGTGTCGGCCCCAGTTCGATCGTATTTCCGACGATCTTGTAATTGCGCGGAGGCCCGCTTGACTGGCTCGCGTAGTCCCGATCAAACGTCGCGACATCCATGAAGTCGACCTTGCCGTAGGGCGGGAGCGACATCCCATGGATCGAATTCAAATCCCGGGGCAGGTCGACCGTCGGCTCGCCGGCCGTCGTCGTGAGCGTCGCCACCAGGTCCTGCTGACGAGACTCCAGCAGGCCGTTGATTCGCTTCTCGGCCAGCATGACGAAGTCCGGGATCACACTCGTCAGGTCGGTGCGGTGCAGCCATCCGGCGACGGACGCTTTCAGCCAGTCATAGTCGCGCGACGAGTTCGTGCCAATAGTTTGGGCGATGATTGTCATAGGTCACTTGATGAGAAAATCGATATCCCAAACGAACAGGTCCCCGGATGCCCATGCGCCCGGCGAGGCGCCGCCGACCGCGTTGGTGTTGCCTGCGGCGATGAATTGGATAACGTTCGAGTTCGCCACGATCAGGCAGGTGACGGGATACTGCTTCACACCGCCCGTGCTTTGCTGAATAAACCCGCTGCCTACATGATTCCTGGCGGCCGTATATGGCATTGTCATCGTCCACGTCGTGCTACCGGACACCGTCGTCGTGCTACCGACATTCAGCGTGCCGTTTGCCTTGCAGCGCTCGCCGTCACGGCACCAGGCGCCGCCGAGCGTGCCATTGCCCAATGCCGGCACCGTGCCGCTGGATGACCACGTGGGGGTGTACAACTGCCGTTTGATCTGGATCCGGTTTGTGCCGTTTGACAGATCGGTGATGGTCGGGGCAGCACCACTGTCCGCATTGCCCTGCCAGATGCAGTTGGCCAACGTGGACTTGAAGTTGATGGCGTTCACGCCAAGGGTGCATCCGACAACAACCGTGTCCGTTCCATCGACATCAAACGTGGGAGTAGAGGCCGAATACGGAATGCGACATCCAACCATTCGAACCTTGACTGCGGACGAGGTCAGTATCGGAGCACCTCCTTCGCACCCTTGTGCGTAGTGATTGTTGCAGCCCCCCGAATGAAAAAGTGGGCCCGAAGTGTAGACGTTCACCATCTGGCGGTTGCCGTTCGTCTCAGAATCAGGCAACTTCACGGCCGCCGTAGTTCCGTCGTAAGCGCCGAGGTACGAGTTACTGATGACCGAACCATAGCCGGCAATCGCGACGGTGAATTCGACCGGATAACCCTTCATATTGACCATTTCGACTTTGTCGATCCGGCGCCACGATACAAGATCGATCGCACCGGTCTGGAAAATGACGCCGCGCCCGGTGTAAGTACCTCCGTTGCCGTCCAGCTTGAGGTTGCGCAGTTCGCTCTTCTTTCCGAGATCGAACATGTCGCCGTTGAACATCTTGCGGATGACCGTTGCTCCGCCCTTGCCGACGAACGTGATAGGCGCGCTGTCGCTGGTCACGACGGTGGCCGTCAGGTCCACGGTACCGGGAGTGTTGAAGGTCACAACCCCGCCGGCAGGAAGCGCGGTCACGGCCCTTTGAAAGGCCAGCGTCCAATTGCTACCCATGGATGGCGAGTAGTAATCTTCAACACTTACCGTCTCGCGTAGCTTATCTTGCAGAGCCCTCGCGACTGCGCCGACACCAGCCTGGACGTAGCCGATCAAGCTTGCCCCGAGTGACGTGGCTAACTGAGCAACGGTAGCGCTGATGCCACCGAACCACGTCCCTCCCACCCGTTCTGCGCCAGACGGCGCCGCTGCTTGTTGCTGCGTCAGCGGGGCGTCCTCATCTGGATCGTAGAGCTGCACGAAGCGCGGGTCGACGCGCACCTGGGCGCTGGCGAACGTCAGTTTGTAGTCGCCGTTCGCTGCGTAGAAGCCGAAATAGCCCGTCTCGTCGGTCACGAGAGGTTGCGTGATCGGCGTCACGCCGTTGTCGCTGTAGAGCGCGGCCGGGTTGCCGGTTGCCGTGTCGGTAACCGTAACCTCGACACCCAGGACTGGCGACAGGACGCCGCTGACCTTCGCGGAGATATTTTCTTGGTATGCCTGCATGGTTTTCCCAGCGCCTCACGGCGTTAAGGTGGAAGTGTTAGATTCGCCCCGGCCAGATGCGAAACATCTTGTTGTCCGGATCGTTGCAGATCCGGCGGAAGTGTTCGGGGTTGGTCATCAGCTCGGCGTACGTGACGTTGTGATCGTTCATGTACTTTTCGAGGATCACGTCGGGGATGCAGGCCGCGTGCCGCATTTCACTTGATCCGTGGTGGCCCTCGTTGTGCAGCCGCTTCGCGTGCTCGGCGATGGCCGTGCAATCCTGCGTCTGCGCGATGAAGATCTTGCCGTCGTGCTCGGCAAAGCTGGTGGTGACGCCCCCCGGCGAAGTTCGGCGCGCGAGGCGCGCGGCGAGTACCGGGTTCATCAGCAGTCCTCCAACGGGACGATATTGACGGTGCCGGCCGCCGTATCCTGGATGGCGGCGATGTGTGTCATGCCGCGTGGAACCGTCAGGGTCGCCGAGTCACCCGGCTGCACCATCAGGTCGGCCGCCACGGCAGTCACGGTCGACGTGCCCATTTTCACGTGCGCGGCCACTGTCGCGATCACGCGCACATAGCGCGGGATTTCGCCGCTGGATGCGGGCGGAATCGGCACTCGGGCCGACGCAGCGCCGGTGGCGATGTTCGCGCCTGTGTTGGTAATGGTCAAAGCATCCATGTTCACTCCTATCGTGGAAAGAAAAACCGGGGCCGAAGCCCCGGTTGCCCAGGCGAGAGCGATTACAGGATGTCGACCACGGCGCCGTTGGCGGCCGGGTTGCGGGCTTCCAGCGTGTACTCGACGATGATCTGCTTGCGGGTCGAGTCGCCGGTCTTCGCCAGGTCCTGCGTGAAGAACGGACGCAGGTAGGCGACCGCCCACATGTCCGGCTGCAGGATCGCGACGTCGCGCGTGCGCATGCGGCGGTTCGGCACGGCCTTCAGTTCGCCGAAGTCCGAGACGTAGACATCGGTGGCCGCCGTCACCTTCTTGTCTTCCGACTTGTCGGTGCGCTGGTTGCTGTTGCCAGTGAACGTGGAGAACGTCTGCTTCGCCAACGGCGGCAGCATGATCACGCTCGGGTTGCCGCCAGCCGTGTAGACCTTCTGCAGCACGTTTTTCATGCGCGCTTCGGTGAACGCAGCCTGCGTACCGTCGGTCTGGGCCACGTTGGTGCGGTAGTTCGGTGCGACGTAACCGGCGCCGGCGTCGACGTTGTCGCCGAACCAGCCGACCAGGCCGCGCGATTGACGGGGCGAGCCGGTGGCTGCAACACCGTTCTGGGTGAGGCCGACTTCCATGTCGTTGCGGAGCTCCAGGGACTTCAGCATCATCTGGTAGCCGATTTCCGACTTACGGCCGGCGGACGTGACGGCTTCCTGGGTGCCCGACACGCCGACAGTCTTCGTCGAGATCTGCGTGTAGTTGTTCAGGCGCTCGGTCGGGGTGACGGTCGCGTTCGCGGCGTCGTCGCCTTCGGCCTGGGCGTTGTTGCTCGGGGTAGCCAGGGCCTGGGTTTGCCACTCGTGTTTCGTACTGGTGGCCTTGCCCTTCGCGATCATCGACATGAACGGGGTGTCCGTCGGCGTGATCCGGTAGATCATGTTCGTCAGGTCTTCGCGATTGCCGACGGCCGACGTGCTGGTGTAGGTATTGGTGGGTGCTGCCATGTTGTTTCTCCTATCGCCTCACGGCGTATGAGTGAATGGGGTGGTTGGGTCAGCCGAACATGTCGGCGAACGCTGCAGCAGCATCGTCGCGCGAACCGGTCTGCTCGAAGCGGCGCACCGACGTGGGGCGACCGTCGTTGGCCGGCACCGGCGCGCTCGTGCGCGCGACTTTCGGCGGCGCGGCGGCCACCTTCGTCTGCGTGGCCTTCGCGCGCGCCATCAGCGCGTCGTACTGCATTGCCTTGCGCGCGAGAATCACCGAGCGGTGATCGGTGAAGTCCGCTTCGCCGGGCTCATAGCCCTGCTGCACCAGGTATTCCTTGAGCTGCGACACCTCGGCTTTGGCCTTGGCCTCGTCCTTCCATTCCGGGACCTTGGCGAGGAGCTTCTCTCGCTGGTCCATGGCGTGGTGACGATCCGCCTCGGCCTTTTCTTGGGTGCGCTGCTCGTTGATCTGCTGCAGGGCCTGCTGGGCCTGCTGAAGCTGCGCTTGTCGCTGGTCGGCGGTGCGCTGAATCTGCATGTACGACAGCGGGTCGGACTGCAGCAGTTCGTCGGTGAGCTGCGCGCGGAGCGCGTTCACCTCGTAATTCGTTTGCTGGGAGAACGCGTCCAGCTTCGCGGCGTACTGGTCGCGCTGGGCGCGCGCTTCGGCCTGCTGGGCTTCGGCGGCGCGGCGCTGCTCGGCCACTTCGGCCGTCTTGCGGCTGTAATCGGCCTGGCGCATGCCGTTCTTCACGTGCTCGGCCATCTCGGCTTCGGTCAGTTCGACCGGCTTGCCGTCGACGTCGATGGTGAACTTCTTCGGCTGCGCGTCGGCGTTTGCGTCGGCGTCCGCCGGATCAGTCTGCTGCGTCTGGTCGCCCTGATCTGCGTTGGCCGCATCCTCGGCCGCCAGGCGCGCCGCGGCGTCTTCCGGCGATTCGGCACTGGCCTGTGCTGTCGCGTCGGACTGCTGTTGGTCGTCGGCGCCGACGCTGTTGTCGAAGAACGTGGCGAAGTCCTCGGCGGCCGGCGCGCCGCCGGCGCTGCCTTCGCTTTCGAGCGGGGCCATGACGCGCGGGCGCGTCCAATATTTCGGGTGCATGTGATGCCTTTCTGGGTTCCGTCGCCGGATTGTCCAAAGGGTGGGTTAGAGTTCGATGCGTTCGCCGGTCGTCAGCTGATAGCCGGCCGGACCGGTCTCGACGTGCGCGTGCACGCCATTCGCGAGGTGGACGAGGGCTTCTTCGGGCGCAGGGTGGAATACCCTGGTCACGAGGCGGCCGTCGGCGCGCGCGGCGGCGGTCACGGCCAACCAGTCGTGTTCAGGCCGGCCCGGCGATCCTCCGCCAGCATCTCCACCTGGCGCTCCAGCTCGATCCTCGCCAGCTTCCCGTCCGTCATCGCCGCTTCCAGCATTCCCTTGAGTTTGTGCAGCAGTTTTACCGTCTTCCAGAGACTTTCCCGTCCCTCGACGTCCCGCGCCGGTGCGTTTTTCCATGCTTCGATGTGCTCCTGTTCGATGGCGTCGAATGCCCGACCAAACGCCTCGTTTTCCAAGACCTGCCGGGCCAGGTCGCCTTCATGTGCTCGTTGCTCAAGCGTCGTCATTCGTCACGTCCGTTTGGGTTTGCGCGGCCCGGTCGGCCGCCAATTGCGCCGCGTCGGTCTTCGCCTGGTTGTTCAGTTGCGCGATGTAGATCGCGGTGTCCGACGCGAGCTGTGCTTTCCAGCGTTCCAGCTCGATCCGAGCAGCTTCCTGCGCGTGGCGGTTCTGCTCCTGTAGCTCGGCCAGGCGGGCGTCGTACTCGACCTTCAGCGCGTGCTGCTGCGCCTCGGCCTCCTGGCGGTTGCGGTCGACAGCCATCTGCATCTGGGCCTTGATCTGCTCGATCTGGGCCGTGTGCTGGCGATCCGCCTCGCCCTGCTGGGCCTTGAACTGCAGCTCAGCCATGTGCGCCTGCTGGTCGGCCTGCGCTTTCACGACAGCTGGGTCCTGCGCCTGCGGCCGCGGCGGAACGTCCTTCGGGTCCGTGAAGAACTCGTTGCCGTTCTTGAAGCCGAGCGCGTTCGCCAGCTTCTGGTCGGCGGCGTAGAGGTTCGCCGGCGTGGCGTAGCCGAGCTGCAGCGCCTGCACCTGGCGTTGGCCCAGCAGCATGAGGTGCTGCACCAGCTGGTCCTTGTTGCCCGTGCCCAGGCCGACGTTGATGTTCAGCGTGAAGCCCGTGTGCCATTCGCGCGGGTCGACGTTCACCCACTGGCCGGACAGCTTCACCATCTCGGCCTTTTTCTGGTACCGCTGCACCAGCTTGAAGATCATCAGGCCCAGCTCAGTGAAGCCGGTTTCCGCCATGTAGCGGCTGATCGACTCCACGCGCGAGTCCGCGCGGTTCGTGATGATGTTGGCCTGCGTGGCGGTCTGCGACAGCTGCAGGCCGTTGCCGCCCTGGCTCTGGCGCGTCCAGCCGGTGGCCTCCTCGGCGTCGGCCTCGATCGCTTCCAACATCTGCATCGTGCCGGCTACGTCGCCGGTTGCCTGGTCGAGACGGCCGACGGCGCCTTGCTGCTTGATGCGGACGATGCCTCCCGGTCGCGAGTTCAGCAGGTCATCGAGGTTCACCTGGTTCTCGACGGCGAAGTAGCGGCCGTTGGCCTGCAGGTACTGGTTGTCCAGTGCGGCCCGCTTGAGCGACGTCTTGATCTTCTGGTGCTCGATCGCGAGGTCAGCCGGGCACATGCCGTAGAACACGTGGGGCAGGGGGATGGAGCCCAGCGCGACGAACGGCGGGCCGTCGCATTCCTCGTTGTCGAGGATGGCCGTGCCGCACTTCGTGACCTTGCGCCACTCCAGCAGGCCGTCACCGTCGAAGTCACACTGAAGGTACGATTCGACGACCCACACGGTGCGCTGCGCCGGGTCGATGCTGGTGTCGTTCGCGTCCTGCGTGTACGCGTCGTAGTCGACGTAGTCCAGGCGCTCGATGCGCTCGGTGCTGAACTGCGCGCCAGCGTCATCGCTGGGCAGCGGATCCGGCAGGGTGTAGCCGTCAGCTTTCAGCTCGCCGATGGTCTTCTTGAAGCGATGCGCCGTGAACGGCGATTCGGGGATCGATTTCGCCCGCTTCGAGATCAGGAATTCCTCGGGCGGCACGTTCTCGATGCGCACGCGGCCGCCGGTCTTCGTCCGCTTCACGCTGATGTCGTACAGCAGCGGCGCCGGCTGGGCCTTCGCCTGCTCGTACTGCGCCTGCGCGGCCTGGAACTGCTGCGCGGCCTGCGGGTTGGTCTGGGCCTGCTGCGCCATCGCGGCGAGCTGCTGTTCCATTTGGGCCAGCACGGCCTGCTGCTGCTTGGCCGCGTCCTCGTCTTCGTACGCCTTCTGATCGATAATCGACAGTTCGGCGTCGTCCAGCAGCATCGTGACCTGCTCGATGGTCTGCCCGACGTAATCCTCGCGCGTCTCGACGTCGGACGGATCCCACCAGACCTTGACGATGCCGACCTTCTGGTTCAGCGCCTCGCGGATCCACGTCTGGGTGATCAGGTAACCCGGGTTGCGACGGCGAAAAATCAGGTTGACGTACTCGGAGATGAGCTTCGCCTTGGGCGCGTCCTCGGGCTTCGTCTCCTCGAATTCGAAGATATTGTCCGAGCCGTAGAACGTCTTGAGCAGCGGCCCCTCCATACCGAGGACCGTGTTGCGCACGGTGGTGTCGACGACCTTCGAACGACCTTCGATCGCCGGCGGCGCCAGTTCTTCCTTGGGCTCGGCCAGGAAGAAGTATTCCGCGCGCCGGCGCTGCTGCTCGAGCTTGCCCGAGCCGTAGCCGTACGACTGGCGCAGTTCGGTGTCGATCAGCACCTTCAGCTGTTCTTCGGTAAGAGGGGTCTTTGCCATGTTGGATGGGGGCGTCTCACGACGTTGCCCATGTTCGTTAATCGATTGTTACGTTCGCTTCCCGAAGAAGCGATACCAGCGGAGCCCGAAGAAGTACACGTACACGAACAGGCGCGGGCGCCAGATCAACGTCAGATTGATCGGTCCAGCCCCTTCGTTGATCGTGAAGCCCCAGTTTGAAAATTTCGTGTAGCCCTTCATGTTGCTCCTCACGCATAGCCCAGGCTCGGATAGCTGAGCGGCTTCGATTCGTACGGCTCCTCGTAGCACACGCACATCAGGCCGAACGAGTCGGAACCGTGGCTCGACCAGTCGTGCTCCGGGCCCAGGCCGACGCCCCGCACTTCGTCGCGCTTCTCGTGGTAGAAACCCAGTGCCTCGCGGCCGGCCTCGGTCGTGTCGGCGTTGAACCAGATGCGCGGGAACATCAGGCGCGTTTGTTCGATCCGCGCTGCCGCCGCTCCCTTGCCCTGGTTCGGTACGACCGTGACGGTGTAGCCGGCCTTCTTGAAGGCTGATTCGTAGGAGACATCGATCACCTTGTCCTGTGTGGCGCCGTCGTGCGGCAGCCAGATTTGCGCGCGGTCCGGCGTGTAGCCGCGGCTGCGCAGCCACGCCAGGTGCGCATCGAAGGGTTGGCCGACCACCTCGTAGTAGTCGAGCACCCGGATTTCCTTGCCGATGAACTGCGTGGCCCACATCGTGAAGGCGTCCGCGCGCGCGCCGGTGCCGCCGATGTCGACGAACAGGCGAATGGTCATCAGCGGGTCGGCGGCCACGCGGCCGATGCGGCCCTGCGCCTTCGCGGTGGTCAGGCTGGCGGCGAAGTAGGCGCCCTCGATGATGGTCGCGAATCCGCCTTCCCAGATGTGGTCATACTGGTCCGGGCGCTCGGCCAGATCACGCTGGCGATCGCGCTCGAGCTTTGCCGGGAACTTCGGGTTGTCGCGCCAGTTCAGATCTACGACCTTCACGCGCGGGTCGCTCGAATTGCGGAACCGCTCGACTGCGGCCTTCTTGCGCTTCGGGTTCCACGTGACCCACAGTTCGGCGTTCCAGTCCTCGCCTTCCTCGCGCAGCGTCGGGATCAGCGTGGTGAACGCCTCGTCCGTCACCGGCTCGGCCTCGTCCACCCAGCAGATCAGGATGCGGCCCTTCGACTTGATGCTGGCGATGTTGCGGTCCAAGCCGGCGAAGGCGAACCAGATACGGCCGTCGCGTGAGCGGATGAACTTGTCGCCGATCTCGTAGTAGGCGGCCAGGAAGGGCTCGTCCTCGATGGCGCGCTTGCATTCCTCCATGCTGGAGTCGGCCAGCGAGTTCATGAACTGGCGCGCGCACAGCAGCTGGCCGGACACGCCGCCCATGCCGTAGATGTAGCCGCGCAGGGCGATCATCTTCGCGAAGGAGCGCGTCTTCCCCGAGCCGCGGCCGCCGTACGAGCCGCGCACGTCAGCCTCACCCTGGAAGATCGGGATCAGCTTGTCGGGCAGGGCGATGCGCGCGGTCGTCATTTGGTCAGCGGGACCAGCTCGATGCGGGTCACGGTCGTCAGGGGGTTGCCGTCTTGGCCGCCGTGGTTCACGTCGACCTTCTCGCCCAGCTCCTTCGGCTTCAGGCGCTGCGCGACCTTCATGCGCGTCTCGATGCGCAGCTTGGCGTGCGCGATCTCTTCGTGCGTCTTGCCGGCCTTGTCGGCGATCTCCGTGCACTCCTCGATGCCGCCGTACAGCTGCTCCAGCTTCGCGGCCTCGTACATCTTCGAGAATTCGGGGTGGTCAGCCTTCCAGCGGAACACGGTGGCCTTGCTGGGCATGCCCTTGCGTTTGCAGATCGTGGCGATGCTGTCGGTCGTCGACGCCATCGCGGCGCAGAACTTGGCTCCAAGTTCGGGCGAGTAGGTGGTGTCGGTCATAGCATTCGGTCAAAAAAATGGCCCGGCGCGCACGTGGCGGCCGGGCCGGAAGCGCCCTGGCCGGTACGCAGGGCGGAGGAGACACTGGACAAAAGCAAAAGGCCCCGAGCATCTCTGCATCAGGGCCTTCGGATTCGCCGCTCACGCCGCGGGCTGCCTACAGGCAACCGCGCACGTCGTGATCGACGGAAATAAATTGTTGCTTGGAATTTACTGCTGAGATTTCCGGCTGTCAAGAGATTTCGCACAGGCATGTTGTTCTTCGGAGGCATCCATGTCCACGGCGCGCACGACCTCGGCGCTGATGGTCGGCGCTTCGCCGTCCTGCGCGGCCGGTTTGACGACCAGTTTGTACGCAGCCATGCCGTCGTGCATGGCGCGTTCAGCGGCTTCGCGAGTGCTTGCGACCAGGGGATGGTCATCGGGCAGCATTGGGATGATGAGTGGACGCGGTGGCCGCAGCGCCTCGTAGCGCGCCAGCGCCTTGATGATCGGCGCCGTCTGTCTCTGGTACTCGCGGTGCAGGTCGACCAGCATCTGGCGCAGCTGCTGCTCTGGATGCAGCCGCATCTCGTCGACGGCGCGCCGGGTGAGCTCGGGATTTTCGGGATTGTCGTTCATTCCATACCTCCTACGATTGATTCGATTGCCGCCTGCGCCTGCCGAAACAGGTTCACGAACACGGTCGCCGGCCGGTGCGCGATCGCCATCTTCCGGCACACGACCTCGGGCTGGGCCTGCCGGATGTAGCACCAGTACAGCAGCATGCGGTGCTTCGTTTCCAGCTCGCGCATACCGCGTTCGATCAGGGCCGCGTCGGCCTCGTCCAGCTTGCGGCGCTCGGGCGCGGGCTTCTCGCCTTCGGCCTCGCGGCGCAGCTGGTCGCAGTAGGCGCCGGTCGGGCTGATGCCGACGCGGGTGGTGTCTCGGAAAACGCGCGCCCAGTTCTCCAGGCGCGAGCCGATGTCGCGGCGTTCGGTCAAGGCATACCCCACACAGGTTCAGGCAACGCCAGGATGTGGTCGACGAACACGCGCAGCTTCTCGGTCGGCGCCCACTCCAGGTGCATCGGTCGGATGTCGTTTCCGTACGACCGGATGAACTCGCGTTCGCTCAGGCGCTGCATCGTCTCGGCGTAGATCGGCGCGTCCGGGCTTGCCTGGATCGGACGGCCGCTGTACACGTCGAGCAGGATCGACAGTTCGTAGGGCGTCACGCTACGTCCTCCCGAAGCCGACCGTCGGCAGCCACGATGCGCAGCCGTGCACCGCGCACCTTGCGCACGCCGGTCATGATCATGGCCGCGACGCGGAAGCCGCCGGCGAACCCGCCGATGAAGCCGACGGCGAAGCACGCGGCGCAGGCGAGGGCGGTGCTGGTCTCGGGCGTCATGGCGTACCGCCTTTCAGCAGCTTGGCGCGCACGCGGGCTGCGTTCACGTCGTGCAGCAACCACGACCCAGCGTCAGACAAAGCGTCGCGCAGCTCGCTCTCCTGCACGCTGTCGGGCGCGTTGCCGGTGTCGTATATTTCGAGGAAGCGATCGACGGCGCCGCTCAGCTTTGAGATCGTGACGCGTGCGTTCTGCATGTCAGTCGCGTGCTCTTTCCCGATCTCGCCGGCGCGGGCGGCGGCCAGCTCCTCGCGCAGGGCGTCGCGCTCGGCTTCGAGGGCCCGGTAGCCAGCGGCCAGAGCGAGCACGTCAGCCTTGACGACCTCGATGTCTTCGCCCTGGTGGATCAGGTCGGCCGCGATTGAGACGTGCACTTCGGTCGTGCGGGCGCGGTCGGAGACGATGGCGACGCCGTCGCGGTATGTAACGCCAATCATGCCGCCTCCCCTAGCAGATCCGCCTGCGGCTGCGCCACCGGCATGGACGTGATCGTGACGACGACGCGGGCTTCTCCGTCCGGCTCCATTCGTTCGCTGGTGAGGCGCCGCACCCACTTGTCGTCCTCGATCGCCACGTCCTTCAGCGCGTCCAGCAGCACCTTGTTGGCGTTGTCGATGTCGATGCATCGCACGGTGTCGTCCCACGCGGCGCCGTCGACGCGCATGCGGCGCTGCCAGTCCTGCGGGCGCGCCGGGTACAGCTTGACGTCGATGTGCACGCGGCCGGCCAGCGGTACGCGCACGCCCTGGTCGCGGCAGCGGGCGGCGATGTCGGCGCGGAAGGCCTTCGCTTCCTTCGTGGGCACGATGCTGATGTGCGCGCCGAGCTTCACCGGGCGCCAGTACCTATTGGCCGAGAGGGGGTAGGGCAGGGTCAGCACGATCATGGCTTCCATCCTCCGCGCTGTGCGAGTGGCGGGATCGGCAACGGCCGTTCGCGCACCATGTCGATGACGGGGCCGTACGGGTTCTTCGGCTTCGCGCCGCAATTCCCGCACGTCGGCGTCGGCGGCACGTCGCCGCTCCAGAGTTCAGGCGTCTGCACAGGGCCGTGGCAGATCGAGCAGGTTCCAATCGTTGGCATCGTTCAGGTTCTCCCGTTATCGTTGTGCGCCCGGGTGGCCGGGCGGGGTGGTGTTACACCGGGTGGTGCGCCGGCGCGAACGCGGCAATGCGCTCGCCGAGGATGTCGCTGTACACGTCCATGGCGTCGAGTTGGTTAAGCAAACGGCGCCGCTCTTCCGCATCCAGGCCGGTGAACACGGTGGTGCCGGTGAAGTTCAGCAACTTCGAGCGCTTGTCGTCCAGTTCGGCCTTCTCGTCGACGACGCGCTGCTGGTGCGGCTGCATCGTGATGTAGCCGGCGTATGCGGCGCCTGATGCCGGCTGCTGGCTTTCGGCCGGCTCATACGTCGCCGCGAAGATGTCGGGCTTGCAGGGGTAGTGCTCGCCCTTCACGCCGGTGATGATCCAGTCGTCGAGCGACACTTCCATGCGTCCTTCCAACGTCTCGATGTAGAAGTCGGCGCTGTAGACCTCGCGGCGGCCCGGATGGCAGTGCAGCCGCCCGGCGGTCACGCCAGCTGGCAACAGCTGATCATCGAATATGAACGCGTCACGTACTGCCTGCGTGAATTGGACCGCCTCGATCACGACCGGCTTTTTGCGGAATTGCATGTTGTCGCCCTTTCAGGTTGTTGTCGAAGCCGTAACCCGGCCTCTCGGTGCGCTCGCGCGCGAAATGGTCTCGTTGGCCCTGCGCTGCTCCGGCGGCATCTGCGCCTTCCTGGTCTTCCACGCTCCCCGCTCGTTGAACAGCACGCAGCGCGTGTCGGTCGAGTGCACGGGCCTGTCGTAGCCCTCGCAGTGCCCGGGCCCGTCCTCGTCCTTCCGCAGATGGGCGTCGGGGAGGAAGCGGGCGCACTTCCCGCAGCGTTCGGGCTCGCGGTTCATGCTCGGCGGCCGTCCGCGATCTGGCGCACGTCGGCACTGGGCAGCAGCACGTCGGCGGCCGACTTCATGCCCAGCAGCGGCGCGGTGGTGCCGCCTAGACGCACCTGGTGCGCCTTGCGCTCGTCGCCGATCAGGATGGGCGGGTTCTCGCGGAAGCCGTTCTTGCTGTTGTGCGCGTTCGCCAGGCCGATGAGCACAGGCGGGTACTCGGGCGTCTCGTCGCGCATGCGGTAGCCTCGGTAGCGGGTCTGGAACTCCTTCGCCACGAACGGCCATTCCTTCTCGTCCTTGCCGCCGATGTACACCCAGCCGCCCATGTCGAGGATTACGCGGTGGATCACGGCGTCATCGAACACGACGCATTGGTACGTGCCGACGCGGCGCACGGCCTGATCGACCTTCGACCACGCGATGGCGGCCTGGTCGTCGGTTCGGCCCTGCGTACCCTTGGCTACGTCCGCGATCTTCGGCATGAACTGGCCGGTGTCCGGATTCCGCACATGAGCCCACAGCGCTTTCTGAACCGCGGCCAGGTCGTATTCGCGCAGGCCATTCCACCAGACGTCGATGACGCTTTCGGCCAGCTCCTTGCCGTAGTAGTCCGCGACTGCCGTCAGCGTCCTTGCGAATTCGGGTAGTTCGTGGTCAACCATGGCCTTGCTCCTGTTCCTGACGTTTTCGCTCAAGCCACGCTTCCATGTTTCGGGCGGTGGCTTGCCCAGCCTTGCTCAAATGCGCCTTCGACGGGTCTGGCGGCGGCCCGGCGCGCTGATCGCGCAGGATCCAATCGGCTTCGAATCCAGCCCAGCCACGCGTGCAGCAGATGGCCAGGGCTTGATCGAGCGACAGCCCGGCCTTGCCGGCTTCGGTAACGAGGTTGTTCAGGGCGGTCGGGGTGACGGTGGCGCGCTTGGCCTTGCGAAGCGCGAGCCAGTCGTTGGCGGTCTGCTGTGCCACCCCGTGAGCTAGCAGGCCGGGCAACGGATCGAACGTCGGCGCAGCCGGCGCTTTAGTTTTTGACTTTTGTTCTTTCTTCTCTTCTCTACTCTTCTCTTCTCTAGGCGTGACATGGTGTGACGTGGCGTGACATGGCGTGACTTCATCCGGCACGCCATCCGCTCCGCTGTCACGCTCACGTTCCCGTTGAGCACGTTTGCGCTCCGTGGCGGTGGTGTCGACGCGCTCGCGCTTAGGCTGGCGGTCTTCCCAACGGGTGACGCGGTTGTCGGTGATCAGGCCGCGCGCGCGCATCGCCTCGACGATGCGTTCGGTCGTGCCGTCATCGGCGCCGAGCAGGAAGTCGGTTGCCTCGTAGTCAAGATCAGCGCAAGCGCCGCGGTCGACGTTCGCGCTGGCCTGCTCGAGCACGAGCGCCCACACGGCGATAACGTCGCCCACGCGCGCGCCGGCTTTCTTGGCCACGAGGCCGAATTTCGGGTCATTCACGCTTCCGTGGTGCCAGCGGAACCAGTCGATGCCGTTGGCCATGATTACGCTGCCTCCCTGCGGATCTCGCGCATCACGCTCGTACTGTTGATGCGGTGGCGCACGCGGCGCGCGACCTCGTCAGCGGCCCGGTCGACGTCGATGGCGCGCACGTTCTCCAGCTGCGCGTCGTGGCAGTCCAGAGCATGGTTGATGGCGGTGAGCTCGGCGCCGGTGCACACGAAGTGGTCGTCGTTGCGCACGGCACGTTTGCCGAGCTCGAGCAGGGCGTCGCGCGCGTCGATGGTGGCCTGGCGGAACTCGTCGCCAATGCCCATCTCGCACATGACGTTGGCGATGTTGATGGCGCCGACGATGCGGTTCCACTGTTCGCGGGTGCCGCGGCCCTGCGCCAGGTCTACCATGGCCAGATGGTTCAGGGTCTGGATGCGGCGCAGGTGGTCGCGGTGGGTGTCGCCCATGCCGCCGAAGATGCCGAGGGGGTTGTCGCAGGCGCCCTTCGGGCGGTAGGCCTTGTTGCGCGGTTTCTTCGGGCGGCTCATGGCGGCGTCCCCACGCCCGCGGCGAACTTGATCAGGTCGCGTGCGTGCAAGGTGGCCCGGCGATCACGCCAGCCTTGCTGCCAGTCGGCCACGGCAGGAACCCACGGATTCATGTTGTGGTCGTCGATGCTCAGACCTGCATCAAAGGCCTGTGCGCCGCGTTCGCGCATACTTTCAGGTGTGGCGGCTCGAATGCTGAAATCCATGTCAGCGCTCCTTCTCGCCGGCCTTGCGGTAGTGCTCGACCGCTTCGGCAAGCTCGATCCGGCTGACTTTGTAGCGGCCCTCCGCTATGCGCTTCTCGGTTGGCTGGGCGTCCTGCACAGCACGGCGCCGGTCCGCCCAATTGCATGCTTTTGCGATAACTCTCGTCGCGGCGAGGTCATCTAGTGGTAAATTACTCATCGTTTATTTCCTCTCCTGGCCCGGCTCTCTTCCGGGCTATTTTTTTGGCGCTTCGTGACGCAACCGAAAGCCATTAAAGGTGCCTCCGCATCGAACCTTTCGCGCCGGCTGCACGACTGGCCGGACGCATCCCCCGGCAATTGCTGGGTTCACGCGGCGGAGCGGGCGGCATACCATGCACACGTGCAGCGGCGTTGGCCAGACCTCGATACCAAGTGCTCAGTCCGATGCCGAGGTCCTTGCAAACCTCGACGTGACGGCGTTTCTCCGCTTCGTTCAGGCTCACTTCGGCGGTGATGTAGCGGGCATTCAGGTTCATGGTGTTTCTCCTTGTGTTGCGGGTTTCGTTGGTCGACCTTGCGGCCGGCGGGTACTGCTGTTGCTCAAGGGCTTCTTCCTGCTGGCAATGTTTTGGGCGCAGGAAAACAGCCGGGGTTACTGCGGCTGGGAGTCAGTGACCCGACGTCGCCGGGGGCTTGGAGCGATGACAGGGCGGCATCGCTCAGCGTGAAGTTGCTCGAGGCGGTCGCCGATCTGCTTGGACGGGCGTGCGCCGCGCTTACCGGCCAAGTACGCCGCGATCAGCGATTGGCTACACGGGACTAGATCTGCCAACTGTTGCTGAGTTAGCCCGGACTTAATCAAATCAGAGGTGATATTTTGGGTATCCATGCGTCTACAGTATCACGTTCGTGTTTGAACGGTCAACACCAACGTGATGATGATCTGTATTACATTCGTGATATGGATACTTTGGGGAAACGGCTCACATGGGCCCGTGAGCGCAAGGGGCTAACTCAGGGAGCCCTGGGTAAGCTAGTGGGCGTATCGCAGAGCACTATCGGGAATTTAGAGGCAGGGATTCGACAAACAGCGAGGAAGATCGTAGAGATCGCAGTTGCGCTTGATGTTGACCCGGCTTGGCTGGCCAGTGGAAGGGGTGAGTCCGGGTCTCCCCCCGCTGTCGACGGGCATGAAGGCAGCCAGGCGCCGGATGAGAACGCGGCACCCGAGCCACAAGACGACATGCTCAAGATCATGGCAGACATGATCGAGACATATCGCTTAGCCGGTCCGTCCGACCGGGAACGGATTGACTTGGTTTTTCGCGAGATCAGAGATCGCTTGGCAACAGTCAATCAGGCGCAGTCGAGGGCGCGATGATCTAATGGCTCTTTCATACTCGCCACGAAGCACAGCAAGGACATAGCGGCGGCTGTCGTCGTCGATTGCCTCAAACATCATGGTCAGTTCGTCTGCCCGGTACATGTCTCCCTCCAAGTTCAGAACGCTAAACTACTGTACACCAATACAGTAGTTTTTCCCAGAGTCCGACAATGAGGTGTTCCACTTTTACACCTGTGAAACGGCCTGCATTTTAGAGTGAAACATACGTATTTACGGAAATAGCTGCGGCACGCCTGGATCGCGATGGGAATAAGATGAGAAAAATTGTCGAGCTATTAATGCTTGTTCTATTGAGCGGATGTGCAAACTTTGATTCTGGCGCATTTCAACGAAATCTTGCCGAGGCATATGCCTTTAATCAGGCCACAACGCAACGTCAGGTCGATGCTCTTAATGCGCAGGCATTCAGAAATGTTGCCACAGCTCACAATTTAATAAATGATTTCGATTGGGAGTGGGATCAATTCTATAACTCCAGTTATCAACTTGTTTGGGCTTGTCGCGGAGTTCAGAGCGGTCAATTCGCAGACGCTTCACGTTGCGCCTATAAACCGCAAACCGATTTGCGCTGGCCTGAAAAATAAAATAACCCCCACTCGCGGCGGGGAATGGAGAATTGATGAGTGAAGATGAATTAGCGCAGCTGAGATACAAACTGGATGCAGTCGCCGGAGCGCAGAATGCGCTGACTTGTGCGATTAATCTTTTGATGGTTCCATATCGAGGTAATTCAGCAGCAATCGCAGCGCTTCAAGGCGGGCTCGAAAATGTTCGCTCGTCATTGTTGGCGTCTTCTGCATCGGATTACTCGATTCAGGCTTTTGATGAGATAGCGGAGAGCCTGATAGAGTCGCTGAAAGTGACGCCTTAATCAGGGCAACGTGCTTATCCCCCTGCCCCTGGACACCGCTCGGGGCGCTTTCGGTTGCTGCTGGCCGTTTTACCTCGTGTAACGCCACCCGTACCTGACCCCAGTTAAGACCGTGCAAATAGCGGCGATTTTCGCCGCGTACGATCCCAACCTTGTAGGTTCCGTCTTCCGTTGAGTGCACTATCACCGTCGCTACAACGCGATTTTTCTTCGACATCCCATCCTCCCGCCGCGCACGACGCGGCTTTTTTACGCCCTGACGCCGGGCCGGCGCGCCCGAACTGTGCGGGCTGAAATATTTTCGCATCATTCATCACGTTCGTGTTGACAACGTCAAACACATTCGTGATAATCGCTCCATCGCAACCAAGCCCGCAGGCAAGAGTCTCTGGGCACATAGCCCAGCAGGGCAGATGGAGAACACGATGCCGCAACTCTTCAGGATCACCCACCGCATCAACAGCGCACTGCGCACGGTCGCCGTCGAGGCCCGCGACGCGGACGACGCACAGGAACAGTTCATCGATCAGTGCGAGGCGGCCGGCGTCGTGCACGGCACGATCGTGTCCATCCGCGTCGCTGCCGAGGCCTGACATGGACCGCTTCCCCTACACCGCCGAGGCGCGCGCTGAGCGCCTGATCGACCTGACCCGCGAATGCGCCGACACGATTAAGCAGGCGCTGGCCGGCGGCCTGCCGAAGACGACGACGCTTATCGACGAAGCGCTGGGCGACTACATGCAAGACGACCATGCGCGCGCCGAGCTGCTGCGGCGGACTGCCGCCGGCGAAAACGCGTTCGCCGACGTGCTGGCCGACCTGATCGACCACGAAGCCAGCCTGCGCGCGGAGCAGGAGTTGCAGCGCGAAGAGAAGCGCCGCGCGAACTCGGCGCGCGACAACCGCATCGAGCAGCGCGTGTTTGAACGGTTCTTCTCGCACCACCGGCCGGCCTGACCGAATAGGAGCGCCGCGCCCCTCACAACGCGCGGCTTGCCCTGCACTCGGGTCAGCAAATTGAGGGAGTGGGATCTCGAATGCCCTGGCAGCCGGAACAGACGGCACCCAACAATCACACGGAGAAAAGCACATGAAATTCAACGTCGAAATCGATCTGGACTGGGTGGAAGAGGATTCCACGATCGATGAAGAGGTCAAGCGCCAGATCATCGGCAACATCGAAAACCGCATCGTCAAGACTCTGGAAAACAAGGTGCTCGAGTCGGCACAGACCAAAATCGACTCGCTGATCCACGGGCTGGTGACCGCCAACGTTCACACGATGGTTTCCGAGAAGGTCGCGAGCCTGATGACGCTCGAGCGCACGGCCACTGACGAATACGGCCGCGTCAAGCGTGAAAACTTCACCATCGAGCAACTGTTGATCGAGGCCGTCGAATCGGCCGTGAACCGCAAGACCCTCGACGAAAACGGACGCGTCAGCAGCGACAACTACCGTACAAAGTATTCCTACTTCGAGTACTTCGCCACCAAGGACATCCCGGCCCTGATCGACAAGCAGGTCAAGGCCCTGGCCGAGAAGACGCAGAAGGACATCGAAACGCTGGTCAAGGACAAGATCAAGTCGGAAGTGGCCGACAAGTTGACGAACCTGATCGTCGAGAACTCGACTGCGCTGAGCTTGCGCAAGCCGGCCTAACAACAACCGCCGGCGGCGCCGGCCAGAACGAGGAGCAGCAGCGATGGGTGCACCAGTTGGAATTACTTGCCCTGACATCGATTCCGTCATCATCGACATCGATCAGTGCGTGAACACGTTGAGCAGCATCACCAACAGCCGAGGGCTTCTCGAAAAGCTGCGCGACGCGAATGCCAATCTGCGCGCTTGGGGCGAAGAGATGGAAGAGCGCGCGGAGGCTGCCGAAGAAGCGCTGGCCGCGATGACCGAGCGCGCCGAAGCAGCAGAGCAGCGGCTCTCCCAACTGGAGACCGCATGATCGCGGCCCGCATCGCGCGCCGCCTGGTGCGCAAGATCGTCAAGCCCTTCGCCCTGTGGCTGGCCGACCTGCAGATCGCCGAGGCCGAGGCGCACGCCGAACACTACGCGCAGCTGCGCGGCGACCTGGTCGGCATGGAGAAGGACATGCGCGTGTACGCCGTCGTGCTGATCGCGCGCCGAAATGAGATTCGAACATGGTGACGATGCGGCAGATCCCAGTTGAGCGACTTCGCGAGCTACTCGGCTATGACCCGGAGTCCGGCGTGCTCACGTGGCGAGTCTCGCGCCCGAAGTACGGCTGCGCGGTAGGCCAGCGGGCTGGCTGGATCGAGCCCAAAGGCTACGTGCACGTCAGCATCGACCAGGTCAAGCTGAAAGGTCATCGGGTTGCGTGGGCACTGCATTACGGTGCGTGGCCGGCAGGGAATCTCGATCACGTCAATGGCGTTCGGAGCGACAACCGGATCGCCAACCTCCGTATCGCAGACCAGCACCAGAACATCGCGAACTCTCCAATCCGCGTGAATAACAAATGCGGTGTGAAGGGAGTGGTCCGGACCGAGGACGGCAAGTGGCAAGCACAGATCACCGTCCGCGGAAAGCGTCACCACCTCGGACGCTTCAAAACTAAGGAAGCTGCTGGCCAAGCATACGAGGCAGCGGCAGAAAAACACTTCGGCGAATTCGCCAGAAAGCAGAGGAACCCATGATCCGCCACATCTTCAACCAGTACCACCTGTACCTCCGCGCCGGCTTCCGCCCGCGCCAAGCTGTTGCCCGCGCTGTCAGCAGCTACCTGATCGGCTTTTAACCAGAGAGGAATTACCCCATGAATCAAGTAGTCGCCAGCCCGGCCAAGAGCCTCAGCACGTTCCTGGACAAGTACAAAGGCCAGATCGCAAACGCGCTGCCCAAGCACATCAGCCCGGACCGCATGGTCCGCCTCACGATGACCGCGTTCAGCCAGAATCCGGCCCTGCAAAAGTGCGACCTGCACAGCATCTTCGGCTCGGTCGTCGTGGCCGCGCAGCTCGGTCTCGAGATCGGCGTCGGCGGCCAGGGTTACCTGGTGCCGTATGGCGGCAAGGCCACGTTCGTGCCGGGCTGGCAGGGCCTCGTCGACCTGGTCTCGCGCGCCGGCCGCGCCACGGTATGGACCGGCGCCGTGTACAACGGCGACGAGTTCGACTGGGCGCTGGGCGACCGCCCCTTCATCAAGCACCGGCCGGGCGCTGGCGGCGACAGCTGGAAGGACATCTCGCATGTGTACGCCGTCGGCCGCGTGAACGGCAGCGAATATCCGGTGATCGAGGTGTGGACGATGGACCGAGTCGTGAAGCACCTGAACAAGTTTAACAAGGTCGGCGGCCGCCACTACGCGCTGGAGAAGAACGGCCAGAACATGGAGATGTACGCCCGTAAGGTCGTGCTGCTCCAGGTGCTCAAGTACATGCCGAAGTCGATCGAGGTGCAGCGCGCTGTCGACGTCGCGAACGCGGTGGACGCCGGCAAGCCGTTCACGATCGACAGCGACATGGTCGTGGTCGACGAGCGCGTGGACGAGCAAAGCACGGTCGACCAGGACACGGGCGAGGTCGTCAATGCGGCCGGTGCGACTACCAGCACGGCGCACGCAGCGCCGGCGCGCGGCGATCTGCCGATGTGCACGCCCGAGAAGTTCGAGCAGAACAAGAAGGCCTGGCGCGAGCAGATCGTCTCCAAGAAAAAAACCGTTCCCGAGCTGGTCGCAATGATCGAGACCCGCCAACTGCTCACCGAAGAGCAGAAGCTGACGATCGACGCTTGGGCCCACGAAAACGACTGACCCGGTGGCATTCCCGCGCATGCGGGAACCCACCTTCAACTCCACCAAGGAAACCGACATGCAGATCCACAATCTCGTCCAGGGCTCGCCGGAATGGCAGGCCTTCCGCCTGGAACATTTCGGCGCCAGTGAGGCCGCCGCGATGCTGGGAATCTCGTCGCGCGTGAAGCGCACCGAGCTGCTGCACATGAAGCACACGGGCACGCCGCAGGAATTCAGCGCCTGGGTGCAGGAGAACATCCTGGACCACGGCCACTACGTCGAAGCGCTGGCGCGCCCGCTCGTCGAAGACATAATCGGTACCGAGCTGTACCCGGTGACCTGCTCCGATGGCCTGCTGTCCGCCTCGTGCGACGGCCTTACGATGGCCGAAGACGTCGCCTTCGAGCATAAGCAGTGGAATCAGGCGCTGGCTGACGCGATCACCGCGGGCCAGCTGCCGGACGAGTACATGCCGCAACCGCAGCAAATCATGATGGTGACCGGCTGCAGCAAGGTCGTGTTCGTGTGCTCCGACGGCACGCTGGACAACTTCGTGCACATCGACGTGCTGCCGGATCCGGCCTGGCAGGAGCGCATCCGCGCCGGCTGGGCTCAGTTCGCCGCCGACCTGGCCGCGTACGAGCCGCGCCAGTATGCGCCTAAGCCGGAAGCCGAGCCGATCATGTCGCTGCCGGCGCTCGCAATCCAGATCCGCGGCGAGGTGGCCGCCAGCAACCTGCCGGCGTTCCAGGCCCGGGCCGAACGCTTCATCGCCAGCATCAAAACTGACCTGGTCACGGATCAGGACTTCGCGGACGCCGAAGCGACGGTCAAGTTCTGCGAGAAGGCCGAGGGCGACCTGGAGCAGACGAAGCGCGCCGTGCTCGAGCAGACCGTCGACATCGCCGAGGTCATGCGCGCGATCGATCATGTCCGCGAGCAGCTGCGCGCCAAGCGCCTGGTGCTGGAACGGACCGTCAAGGACAAGAAGGAGCTGATCAAGGCCGGCATCCTGGCCAACGCGAAGCAAGCATTTGCCGATCACGTCGCGAAGCTGGAAAAGGAAATCGAACCCCTGCGCCTCGTATACCAGGCGCGCGACTTCGCCGGCGCCATGAAGAACAAACGCACGCTGGCGACGCTGCAGGATGCCGTCGACACGGAGCTCGCCAACGGCAAAATCGCCATCGACGCGGTCGCGCAGGCCGTACGCGGCCGCCTGACCTGGTACCGCGAGCATGCGGCGGATCACGAGTTCCTGTTCGCAGACCTCCAGACGATCATCCAGAAGCCGGACGAGGATTTCCAACTGGCCGTGCGCACGCGCATCGATACCCACAAGCGCGCCGAAGCGGAAAAGGCGGAAAAGGCACGCGAGGACGCGCAGGCCGATGCCGCGCCGGCGGCCGCATTTGCGGCGGAGCCTGCGCCGGCACCGGCGCCCGCCGCGCAGGTGACGCGCATCGTGGCCGCGCGCCCGGCCGTCACCACCAGCACGCCGCCGAGTTTGCGCCTCGGCCAGATAAGCGAGCGCCTCGGCTTCCCGCTGACCGGTGAATTCCTCGGCAAGCTCGGCTTCGCGCCGGCCGCCACCGACAAGTCCGCCCGGCTGTACCACGAGCGCGATTTCCCTGTGATGTGCGCCGCCCTGATCGACCACATCAATGCTGTTGCCCAGGCTCAGCAGGCCGCCTAACCCAACCACGAAAGCGAACCATGAAAAAGATTCTGTTCTACGACACCGAAACCACCGGCCTGCCGCTCTGGAGCCAGCCCAGCGAACACCCTGACCAGCCGCGCGTCGTGCAGCTGGCGGCGCTACTGTGCGACGAGGAGACTGGCGAAGACCTTCAGGAGATGAACATGATCATCCTGCCTGAAGGCTGGACGGTTCCCGACGACGTCGCGGCCGTGCATGGCATCACGACCGAGCGCGCGATGGACGAGGGTATCGCCGCTGGCCATGTGCTCGAGCACTTCATCGACCTGTGGACGGAAGCGGACTTGCGCGGCGGCCACAACGAATCTTTCGACATGCGCATGCTTCGCATCGAAATCATGCGCAGCCCGGTCTACAGCATGCAGTCGATCGGAGACCCGGCCGTGCCGTTCGCAGACTACTGGAAGGCGGCGCCGGCCTACTGCACGCAGTCCAACAGCACGAAGATCGTCAACCTGCCGCCGACACCGAAGATGGTGGCCGCAGGCCGCCGCAGCCCTAAGTCGCCGAACCTCGGCGAGGCGTACGAGTTCTTCACCGGCCAGAAGCTGGACGGTGCCCACGACGCGATGGTCGACGTGCGCGGCGCGAAGGCCGTGTATTACGGTATCAAAAACCACTTGAAGCAGGCTGCGTGACATGGCCAGCCAGTCGCGCTGCCGCTGGACCGCGATGCGCTGCCGTGAGGCGGCGTTCCAGCGGTTCCTCGGCGTCGACAGCGACGAGGCGGCCGCCGCACGCGTGCGCGAGCTGTGCGAAATCGGCTCGCGCGCCGAGCTCGACCGCGACGCCGACGCGCACGCGCGCTGGGACGAGCGGATCCGCCGCGCGTACCTCAACTATCAAAAGCAGCACCCCACCAACCACCAATAGGACCAGGAGATGTAACCCATGTTCGAACTGAAACAGATCGTCAAACTCGCCAACGTCAACCCGCGCGCGGAGCTGCACGGCGAAGACCCGAAACCGGCCTTCGACCTGAAGATCGAGGCCACGTGCCCGAGCAGCGTGCTGATCCACTTCCATTCGGAGCTGCGCCAGCACCTTTTCAAGAAGGACGAGAACCCCGACCTGGTCGACCAGGTGCAGGAAGGCGACGGCCTGACCGTGCTGCGCTACCCGAAGATGGGCGCCATCAAATGGGACTGGGAAGGCGCCGGCTACACCGCGACCATCGACTACGGCCTCGGCGGAGACAGCAACATCGTGCTGCACGACGTGAAGGTCGACCACTTCACCATCGAGGCTATGAACGGCGGCTCCGTCTCGCTGTGCTTCCGCATCATCGCGCACCCGGACCCGGAAGACGTCGGCAAGCTGTGCGAGTTTATCCAGCGCGACATCGACTTGGTGCTGACGCCGCCCGAAGCGAAGACCGCGGACGACCTGTTCCCGCCCAGCATGGCGAAGGCGGCCTGACGTGAGCGCCGCACTGAGAATCATGCCGATCGAGCAGTGCGGCGCCGTGGGCAAATGCATGGCGTCACCGCAAAGCTACGAGTCGTACATGAGCAGCTACAGCTACCGGAAGCCCTCAGCTGATCGCGTTGCAGCGCATGCGTTGGCCGAACTGGAACGGGCGCGCGCGGCTGACGTAGCAACGCACGAACGGAACATGCCGGCGCTGGCCAACAATCAGGCGGTGCGTGAATACGTCGAGAAGGTCATGGACGACGTCGGTATGCCGCGCAGCTTCACGCAGCGCGATACCAACTCCCGTGCGCGGCGTCCGAAAACCTTCTCGTCGCCGGCGGGGTTCCTGACCGACCTGGTGCGCGAGTGCAAGACGGATGACGGCTTTGCCGCCGCTACTCGATCCTACGAGGAACTATCGAAGCGCTACCGCGAATACGAGGCAGCCGCGAAACAGCAGGCCGAGCGGGACAAGGCAGCTGCCGAGCGCGCGGAGGGCGAGAGGATCGCCAAGCGCCGGGCCGACCTGGAGCTGGTCACGATCATCCAGCGCTACGGTCTGCCTATCGAGTCCGAATGGCGCGATGTGCTGGAGGCCTTGCGCGGCCGCGATCAGCGGCTCGACCTTGCCGTGGCGATGGAAGATGTTCGCAGCGACTGGAACGAGGGATGCGGCGCCGTGGAATACGCGCTGAGCCGGTTCACGATTCGCGATAACGAGGACAAAGACATCGCCAACGACATCCTGGGTTGCACGCGCGACTTCGAAGACGGTCGGGTTTTCCGTGATACGACCTGGTCGTACAGCGCCCTGTATGCATCCGTCGCCGACAGGCAGCTCGCGGCAGACGTACAGACCGCACGAAGCCACGCGAGGAACGAATGACGTGCGCCCACTTCACCCACGCCGGCGAGGACCGTTGCGCCGCGGACGTCAACTACATGGCCCTGGCCGGCGGCGGCGCCTTCCGCATGATGTTGCGCCTGCCGTGCATCCCGCTGTCGAACCGGCGCGGCGAAGAGGTGCGCATGTGCGCGAAATACCAGCCGGGCGCCGTCCCGGCTATCGAGAAGGAAGGGGAACTGTCATGAGCCGTACCGTGGGCCTGCGCCGTGCAGGCACGAACATGTCGAACGCCGAGAAGCTGCGCCGGCGCGACGAGGCATGCATCCGGATCCGCGAGCTGCTGGCCGAACAGCAGATGTCGGTGGGCGCAATCGCTGCTGAACTGGGCCTGAACACCGGGACCGTCTACGGCTACCTGTGCTTCATGGCCGAGCTGGGCGAGGTGCGCCGCGCCGGCAACCCGGGCGTGCGCCGTCCGCTGTGGGAGCTGGGCGTCGAGGACGCGGCGAAGCTCGAGGCGCACGCTATGCGGCAGCCGGGCGCCGTCATCGTGCCAGCCGTGCAGGTGGGCATGTGGCGCGATCCGCTGGACGTCGCGCTGTTCGGGCCGGCAAAACAAAATGAGAGAGGAATTGCAGCGTGAGCGAGAACAGCAAAATCGAATGGACCGACCACACGTTCAACCCGTGGATCGGCTGCACCAAGGTGAGCCCGGGCTGCGACCACTGCTACGCCGAGCGCGACATGGCCGCCCGCCTGAAGGTCGTGCAGTGGGGCCCGCACGGCGCGCGCGTGCGCACGAAGCCGGCGAACTGGGCGAAGCCGGTGGCGTGGAACCGGCGGCACGATGAGTTCTTCGCGCAGCACGGCCGGCGGCAGCGCGTGTTCTGCGCCAGCCTGGCCGACGTGTTCGACAATCAGGTTGACGGCCAGTGGCGTGCTGACTTGTTCGCACTGATCGAGGCCACACCGAATCTCGACTGGTTGTTGCTGACGAAGCGCATCGGGAACGTGGCGCGCATGGTGCCCGAGGCCTGCGACATGATTGATTACGGCGAGGGTTGGCAGTCGATGTGGGGGCAGGGAGTATGGCCAGAAAACGTCTGGCTCGGCGCCAGCATCGTTAATCAGGAGGAGGCCGACCGCGACATCCCGAAGCTGCTGGAGGTGCCGGCGCGCGTGCGCTTCCTGTCGATGGAGCCGCTCCTCGGACCGGTCGACCTGACCACCGCAGCGTGTAAGCCGTGCCCGACCTCTGGCGGCAATCTGTCGATGGACCCTACCACCGGCGCCTACGAGTGCTGCTCGCGCTGCGACTTCACCGGCATCGGTGACGAATGGGGCATCGACTGGGTGATCGTCGGCGGCGAGAGCGGCCCGAGCGCAAGGCCGATGCACCCCGAGTGGGCGCGCAGTCTGCGCGACCAGTGCGCGGCTGCAGGCGTGCCGTTTCTCTTCAAGCAGTGGGGCGAATGGCTGCCGGCTGTCGACGGCCGCAGCGTGCTGGGCAAGACGCTCATCCTGGAAGGGGCCGCGCGGCTACCGGACAAGCCGCACTGGCACGGCTTCGAAGGTGGCCAGCAGACCGCGCGCGTCGGCAAGAAAGCCGCCGGCCGCAAGCTGGACGGCGTGCAGCACGACGGATACCCGGTGGGGCAGTGATGTCTTATTCGAGCCAAGGCATCTTGTACGGGGACACAACGAACGTGCTGCCGTTGTTGTCCTGCTTAAATGCGAAGCCGTATTTAAAACCGCTTTCGTGGGGTACCCAAAATACGACAGGACCTTGGCGGAAGTCGCCCTCCCAGCCTTCTCCTTGGGCGAGGTCCTTCGCAGCCGCCCAGCGGGCCAGAAAGTCATCAACGTCGATCTCGAGTTGTGCGAGAGCCCGTGGTCCGTCGAGAGCAGCTCGAGCCTTCAGCGCGCCGAGCTCGGATGCTGTTTCCTCGACGGTCTTCAGGTTTTCCCAACCGAAGTCGATCGGCGCGATGTGATAGGTATGCATGGACAGTCCCCTTCATTTAGTTGTTCGAAAGAAAATAGTAGCACAAGGGCGAAAGGACCCAAGATGAACGAAAACACCGACATCCTGCACGAGGCCCGGCGCCTGCGCCTTTTGGCCGCTGTGCTCGAGCTGCAGCACTACACCAGCACGGAATCGAACATCGTGCCCATTCCGGGCGGCGACCGCGTGATCGCGATCGGGACGCCGGCGCAGGTGCGCGCGTTGCTGGCGGACGAGCGTTGCCCGCATTGCGACGGCACAGGTGACGTGCATCGCCCGGACGGGACATGGGCGGGGACCTGCACGTGCCCAGCCGGCGCGGCCCGTCCGGCAATCGACGCAGCCGCGATCTGCGACGGCGTGGCGGCCAAGAGCAAGAACTCGCTGTTCCGGTCCGGGGCGAAGATCTGCGCCGGCGAGATCCGTGCGGCGCAGGCGGGCGCCGACCAGGTCGACAGCGAAGGCAGCCACCATGATTGAAGTCCACGACCACAGCCGCGTGTCGCCCGAGGGGCGCGCGCTGGGCGAGCAGATGGCGCGCATGTACGACATCGCGGAGCGCCGCCTGGGCGACGAGGCCGACGAGGGCGAGCGCTGCAAGACGTGTGCGTTCCGGGCCGGTACCGTGCCGAATGGGTGCGCGCAGACGCAGCTGGACATCAGCAAGTGCGTCGCCGATGGGATTCCGTTTTACTGCCATCAGCGCAAGGGCGAGCTGTGCCACGGCTGGGTAATCACCCGCGTGGGCTTGGGCGACCTCGTGCCGCCGCTCGCCGGTACCGCGCACGATTACCCGCTTTCGCCGCCAGACAGCCAGCGACACATCGTCGACGCGGCCGAGGCGAAGCGTGAGCGCCGCGCTGAGAAGATGCGCCGGCTGGCCGCCAAGGGCGCGATCGGGAGCGGATCGTGAACCCCGCCGTCGCGATGTGGCTGTGGTGGCTGATGTGGACGACGGCCGCCGAGTGCACGCGGTGCGGGGGCCAGCACGCGCTGAGCCGGTGCCCGTGGCCGGCGGCATACAAGGAAAGGAACGAAGGATGATCGAACGAGGAAAAGACCGCCGCCGCGGCGTGTCGTCGTACTTCACCAGCCCGGTGAACGATCGGCGCCGGCCGCAGTTCGAACGGCGCGGGACGGTACCGGCCAAGCCGGCGCCGACCACGGCCCAGTGGATTTATGGAGAGCGCCGGGTGTTGCCCGATGCTGGACTGGAGTAAAGCATGCCGACCAACTACCTGACCGCCGACGAGCTGGCCGAGCTGATCGGCTGCGCGCCCACCAGCTTTGCGTGCATGCGCCGCTACCTGGACCGCCACGGCTGGCCGTTCGAACCGAACCTTCGCGGCTTCCCTCGCGTGAGCCGCGCGTATCATGACGCCCGGCTGAGCGGCGCCGCCGCTCCGGGCCCGGCGCCAGTCGCCGACGCCGAACCTGACTTCAGTATGTTTTCGCAATGATCGGAAGAAGAAAATCACCGGACGGCATGCCGTTCCGCCTGTACGAGCGCATCGGCAAATTCAAGGTGAGCTACGGCTACAAGCTGCCGGACGGGAAGTGGGCGTTCCGCCTGACGGCCGCGACCAGCGACAAGGAAGCATGCGCACGGATCCGCACCGAGGCCATCGAGCGCGCCAACGAGCTGAACGGTGTCCAGGTGGAAACCGGCGAGACCGATGCGCTGTTCCGCCGCTACTTCGCGTGGCAGCGCGCCTTGCCGCGTGACAGCGAGGAACGCAAGGCCGACAGCACCCTGGACGAGAACGAGCACAACGAGGCAAAGCGTCTGCTGAAGACGTTCGGCAAGGTCAAGCCTTCGGTCATCAAGCCGGTGCACATCTACAAGTACCTGGACGGCCGGGCCGCCGAGGGCGCGCCGGCGAAGGCGAACAAGGAAATCGCGTTGCTGTCCGCGGTGCTGGAGTTCGGCCGCCGCAAGGGCCTGCTGGAGACGAATCCCTGCCGCGACATCAAGTACAACAAGACGACGCCGGACACCCGCTACGTGACGCCGGCCGAGCTCGACCTGGTCGTGCGCGTGGCACGCGAGCGCGGCGGCATGTACGTCGTCGCGGCGCTGTGCCTGCGCGCGGCATACCTGACCGTGAGCCGTCCAGACGAGATGCGCAAGATCACGCGCCAGGCGATCACGGAGCAGGGTGTCGAAATGCCGGTGGGCAAGCGGAAGAAGGGACAGGCCCAGAAGTTCAAGGTGATCGAGTGGTCGGACGAGCTGCGCGCGGTGATGAAGGAAGCGTTGGCACTGCAGCGGACGACCAGCCTGTATGTTTTCGGCAACAGTGAGGGACAACCCTACACGACCAGTGGTTGGAACACGAACCTGCGCCGGCTGATGGAGCATGCCCGGAAGAAGGCAGAAAAGGAAGGGATCGAGTTCGCGCGATTCACGCTGAAGGACATGCGGCCGGCGGCGGTCACGGACCGTGTAGACGAGGGGGACAAAGACATCACGAACGCTACCGGGCACAGCAGCGATCGCATGGTGAAGCAGGTGTACGACCGCCGGAAAAAGAAGACCGCCAAGGCGACCGCGTAA